GAGCGTCTGCGCCCCGTAGGATCGCGCCTTAAGGACTTCCCGTATGCGCTTGACGACTATCTCGGCGGACAAGTTGATCCACTCACCCCTTATCAAGTGTGCGCGGAAGTGGTCGAGGATCGCTCGTTCCAGGCCCATCGCATTGAAGCAGGGGAATGTGGCGTACAACCCCAGTTCCACCCAGTTGGCAACTTGCAGTCCTATCAGGCGCTTAGTGGCATCCGTCGCCACCCCGACCTTGCACGGGATCAGTTCCTGGGTAGTGATGACGTAGAGCTTTCGCGGCCTGTACGACAACAATGGGGCACCTCCTGTGCGACAGGTTGCACCATAGAGCAAACGGTCGCAGGCAAAAACTCAAGCCTGCGTCGATTTGCCGCACCCAGTTTTGCTCAACTTTTGCCAAGTAACCAAGTAAACTACCAATCACTCGCTGAGAAGGAAAAACACCATGATCTTCAACCAGGTAGTCGATCACATCGCCAAGCTCTACATGGCTGGCCTGCGCCAGACCACCTACCTCTCCGGCCCCCCCGGCATCGGCAAGTCGGCCTGTGCGAAGGCAGCCGCCGCTGCCATCCGCGAACAGGTGCCCGACTTCGGGTTCCGCGCCATCCAGATGACGGTGGTGGACCCGCTCGACTTCGGCGGCCTCCCGGCCATCATCGACGGGGAAGCACGGCGCATAGCCTTCTCGGACCTCGTGCCCAAGACCGGCGCTGGCATCATCCTCTTCGACGACCTCCCCACCGCCCCCCCGCTGACCCAGGCGGCGGCCTATCGAACGGTCTACGAGCGGGACAACATCGGTGCCGACTGGATGATCGTCGGCACCGGCAACCGCGCCGAGGACCGCTCCGCCGTCCAACAGATGCCAAAGCCCCTCGTGTCGAAGATGGGCTGGATCGAGTTCGAGCCCGACAGGGACGGCTGGACCCAGCACATGGCGGCGACCAACGGCTCTGTCCTCGTCCGCGCCTTCATGCAACACGCTCCCATGAACTTCGTGAACTTCAAGCCCGAGGTTCCCGGCCCCTTTGCCTGCCCCCGCACCTGGGAGGAAGCCTCAAAGGTCTGCAACGCCTACAGCCCCTCTCTTCCTCCCTTCGAGGCGATCAAGGGATGGGTGGGCGAGGGGCCGGCCACCGAGTTCGTCGCCTTCGCCAGCATGGCCTCCGAGCTTGTCTCCGTCGCCCAAATCCTCGCCAATCCCGACACGGCGCGTGTCCCAACCAACCCCGGCGCGCTCTACGTGGTCACCACGGCCCTCTCCTCTGCGGCCACCAACAACAACTTCGACCGCATCGTCCGTTACCTGGACCGCGTGGAGCCGGAGTTCGCGGTCTACACCGTCCGCTCCGCCCTCGCCGTCGATGCCGCCCGCCTCAAGGCCCTCCCTCCCCTGGAACAGAACCGCTACCAGCGGCTCCAGAAGAGCGGTGCTTTCATCCGGTTCTGCGCCAAGTTCCAAGACCTGCTCTCTTAACACAGGAGGTAGCCATGTCATTGCTCACAGAACGCGCCATGCTCGTCCGCCCCTCGATCTCCGTTTGGCGAGGGGAGGTCCTCGACCGCGCGGCCTCTAAGGACACCGCCGAGCGTCACAAGGCCGACCGTCATCAGGTCAAGACCACCAAGTACCTGATCGCCAAGGCGGCCGTCGATCCCATCCACACGGCGGCCAACGGGCTGCGCTCCTTCGTCCGCCATGAAACCCTGCCGTGGCGCTGGGATGGTGTCGGCCTCCTGCCGGTCGAGAACTTCTTCCCCTTCACCGAAGGCTGGCGTATCCGCCGGATGGAGTTCGAGGCCGCCGTCAACGCCCTCACCCTGCGTTGGTCCCAGCACGTTGCCAACGGCCAGCGCGCCCTGGGCGACCTCGCCCGCGAGTTCGACTACCCGACCCGCGAACAGGTCCAGGCCCGCTTCAGCGTCAACGTGGAGATGTTCCCGGTCCCCGATGCCGAGGACTTCCGCGCCGGCGTCGCCGAGGACGAGGCCGAGGCGATCCGCCTCACCCTGGTCGAACAGAACAACCAGGACATCCTCCGTATGCAGTCCTTCATGTGGCAGGAGATGACCGATGCCGTCACCCGCATCGTCGACCGCCTCTCCGAGTACGAGAAGGACGCCGACGGCAAGGTCATCAAGGGCCGCATCCACGACAGCCTGATCGGCAACCTCAGCGAACTGACCGACCGCCTGTCACGCTTGAACGTCACCAAGGACCCGGCCCTCGAAGCCATGCGGCAACAGTTGTCCACCAAGCTCTGCGGCTACACGCCGGACGACCTCAAGAAGGACGACTACCTTCGCGAGCAAGTGAAAGACGAGGCGGTCGACCTCCTCGACCAGCTCCGCTCTGTCCTCAACCCACAGGAGTAGCCAGCCATGGAAAGAGTCCACAAGACCCCTCTCACCGCCGCCGCTCGCAAGGACCTCCGCCTAACGCTTGTTGGCAAGGCCCGCCGCGAAGCCTGGGTCCCCCTCATGAACCAGGAAGACGCCCTGGCCCGTGCAGTCCTGGCCGAGAACTTCGGCCCCGACTGGCAGGAAAAGTTCGCCGCCGTCCCGGAGGGCTGGCTGCACACCCAGTGCCATCTCTATACCCAGCTGCCCCATTGGGTGACGCTCCGCTTCCTGGAGCCGCTGCCGCTGCCCGCCACCGTCATGCACAAGGTGGCAGTGTCGGATGCCTTGGCCGACCGGATCACCGCACACACCGCCGTTCTCCAGAAGCACCACGCGGACCTGGAGGAGCTGGACCGCAAGCTGACGGCCACCCTCGGCTCCATCCGCTCTGTGGAAGCCCTCAAGACCTCGTGGCCGGAAGCCTACGACCTCCTCGACGAGAAGTGGAAGGGAGGCACCTACCCGTGCCCGGCCTTTCCTTTGGAAGCCACCCTCGCCCTCTACACCATGCTCACCCAGGGAGTTCGCTAGATGAAGTACATCATCACAATACTGCTCGTCATCGCCTACACCACTCCGGCAAAGGCAACGTGGGTCTGCCAGCGGGTTGGTAACACAACGGTCTGCTCCGACGCCATGAGCGGCCAGCGGCAGACATGCCAACGCATCGGCAACACCACCGTCTGCAACTAGACCTCGCTTCGCTCGGTCTAGGGGCGAAATGCCGCGCGGCAAAGTGTCACATCGACCTTGGCCGCGCGGCCTAACATACTGCGATTGCTGCTGGTTTTGTGCAGGAAGGACCCTACCATGAACCTCGATGAAGCCATTGCCATCGCCGACCGCCGCATCCGTCGCGCACGGTCCCACATGCTCACCACGCACGACGCCAACGGGAAATGCACCTTCGCTTTCTGGGCGACGGCGGCCCTTCACCTACAGCTCAAGCCCATGCCCCACCTGTCCCAGATGGCCGCCGGCAACATCGGCACCGACGGCACCTACATCATCTACGACCCCCTGGTCTACTGCGACAAGGCCCAGGTCAGCGACAGCCAACTGATCGCTACCATCGCCCACGAAACCTCGCACTGCACCAAGGGCGACGGCTGGCGTCGTGGTTCCCGTGATCCCCTCGGCTGGAACATTGCCGCCGACATGCGGATCGACCCGGAGCTTATCTTCCATGGCTTTGAGCCTCCCGACCACGGTTCGCCGGAGGCCAACGCCATCTTCCATAACCCTCAAAACAAGGGCAAGGCCGCAGAGCAACTCTACGAGGAGCATAAAACCAACCCACCCAAGCTCCCCCGCTGCGGCCTCGACGGCGACATCCACGACCCCACCGACCCGACCAGCGGAGCCGCTACCGCCCAAGAGAAGCGGGCGATCCTCGAAGACCTCGAACGGAAGTGGACGATCATCGCCCGTCAGGCCGCCGAGATCGCCAAGTCGCAGGGCCACTTGCCCGGCTCCTATGAGCACCTGGTGCGGCCGGTCAAGCCCCGCCTCAACCCGTGGGACCTGATCCGCTACTACGTCAGCATGTGCCGCAAGGACGACTACAGCTGGTCCCGGCCCAATCGCCGCGCCATCCACAGCAACCTCATCCTCCCCTCGCTCCACAGCCAGGGCATCGGTGAGATCGTCATCGGCATCGATACCAGCGGCTCCTGCCGCACCCTTGTCCCCCGCTTCCTCGGCTTCCTCTCCCTCATCCTCTCGGAGGTCAAGCCGGAGCGCACGATCTTCATCCAGTGCGACACCCGCGTCCACAACGTCACCGAATACACACCGGACGACGAGTTGCCCCAGGAGGTTCCCGTCAAGGGCTACGGCGGCACCTCGATGCGGCCCATCTGGCAAGCGGTCCACGACGGCAACTACCAACCGCGCTGCGCCATCGTCCTTTCCGACATGGAGATGACCAAGGCCGACTTCGGCGACCCCCAGCCCTATCCAGTCTTGTGGATCAGCGGAGAGCGCGGCAGCGAAGCCCCCTGGGGGGAGAACGTCCAGCTGGGCGACTGACATGGACCTCCCCAACGCTGCCGTCGATCTGTTCCTCATGCTGTGGGGCAGCAGTCCACACCGGGCGATCCGGTGGGACTACCCCCACTCGTCGGAGTTCATCGCCCTGCACAAGGCCGGCCTCATCGAGAACACCGGCTTTGGCAGCGACGGCGGCAGGGCACCCGGCTACGGGTTGTATAAGCCTACCACCGCAGGCCGCGCCTACCTCCGTCTCAACAGTGGAGGCAAACGATGAAAGGCAGCCCCGGGCGCAACGCCAGCACACCACGCCGCCGCCCCTCGTCCTACACCATCGAGCGGGTCTTCAAGGACGGCGCATACCACCACTTTGTCGACACCCAATGCAGCAAGTGCGGCAAGGACAGTCACTTCACCTGCCCCAACGAAGAACACCCCGGCAGGATCGCCCGCCACTTCCACGACCTCGGTTGGGACTTCGACCCCTACAAGCCACGCTCCTGCATCTGCCCCGACTGTAAGAAGAAGCCCACTACACAGGTAGCCAGCGTCACAACCGTGGAGGAGAAGCTAATGGCAACCATCACCCCCCTAACAACCATCACCCCCGCCCTGACCACTGCGGCAAAGGCCAGGGTCCGCCGCCTTCTTGACGAGCACTTTGATGACGAGGCGGGCCGTTACATCGAAGGCTACTCCGACCAGCGCATCGGCCAGGAGGCCGATGTTCCTTGGGCCGCTGTCGCCGCCATGCGCGAGGCCGCCTACGGACCCCTCCGCGCCGATCCCCGGATCGACCGGCTGGAGCAGACCCTGCTCGACCTCAAGACCCGCGTCTCCGGTGCCGTCGCCCAGATGGAGAAGGCCCAGGCAGATCTCAACCAGCGCATCCAAGAAGCCGAGAAGGTCCTCGCCACCATCAAGGCCAGCCAATGAAGGACCCCTCGCTTTGCTCGGGGACACGGCCATGAAGGACTACCTCTGGGCCGCCGGCCTCGTCTTCTCCCTGATCGCCGCCGGCATCACCGTCGCCGCCATCAACTTCCTCTTCTATCATTGGATACACTAATGAAACTCAACCACACCAAACGGGTAGCCATCCTCAACGAGGTGCTCCGCATCCACAACATGCTCACGTCGAGCCGGCGTGACATAGACAGCTTTGCCACCTTCCGCCGCGAGCATCTGGACGAGATGCTCGTCACCGTCGCCTCCCACCTGACCCCTCCACCCAAGCCCCGGCACCGGCTCTGGCAGGACCTCCGCTCTCAGGACCAGGAGCGCCTCATCAGGAAGCTTGCCCGCAAGGCCGACGGCTACACGACCCCCGTCAAGCTGCGGGACATGGGGATCGTGGGCAACGTCGAAGCGCTTCCCACCAACCAGATCATCGCGGCCCAACCCAACGCCCGGCCTTGGCGCAGCCGCTACGCTGCCTCCCCCACACCCCACCTGCCCAAGTACCTCGGCCGGGGCAGCCCCATCCTCCTGCCGGAGCGCACCCCCGCCGAGCGTGTGCAGGAGAGGCGGTACCAGCTCCTGCGAGACTTCCGCATCCGCATCACCCCTCGCCCCAAGGCGCAGGTCCTGCTGCCGGAGTTCGTCGCCGGCCTCCACCCCGACGATGTTTGCTGGGAAGAGGTCGAGAACAGCTCTCTTGACGCCGGCTCCTACTTCCGTGTCATCGCCGCCCGCGACATCTGCCGGCTCAACAGGTACTTCGCCGGCCAGCATTCCCTCCTTGCCGGCAACCTCTACCTCGCGGACCCGGAGGTGAACACAGAGGTCTGGTACTGCGCCCGGCTCCACTTCCCCCGCAAGGGCCTCCCCACCCTCGACCGCTGTTACCTGGGCCGCACGGTCCTCCCGCGCACCAACCAGGTGGTGGTCACCCAGCCGTACAAGACCGGGACCGCCCCCTTCATCGCCGCCCGCGACACCTTCGCCGGCGCAATGTCGAGCATCCTCTACCAGGAGGAGAAGATATGAAGACCCGCAACGTCGGCCCCGACTTCTCGGCCTTTCTCACCAAGGAACTGGGCCTCGGCTGCAAGGAGTGTGCATGGCGCTGGCGCGAGGATGGCTCCGTCGGCTGCGGGACCTGTGGCTCCGGCTACCCGCTCACTGCCGTCTACTACCTGCGGCGCATCTTCAAGCTGCTCCAGGAGGTCAGATGACCTCGCTTCGCTCGGTCATCAGCGGTCCCCTCACCTGGCCCCTGCGGCACGGCGACACGATGGTGGTCATGATCCTCCACGGCCCCACTGATGACCAGGGCGAGGCCGAGATCGCCGGTGCCTGCTACCACGCCCATTGGTGCGACCTACACATGCGGCTCGAACTGATCTTCTCTCCAGCCAACTTTAGCGAGGAGTCCCTCGATGCAGACTTCTAAGCCCTTAACCGTCGGCCCCATGCTGCTCAACAAGGCCAAGTGGACCGGCCCCGATACGGTCACGATACCCCGGCCACGGGGCCGCCCGACGACGCCCGTGCGGCGTGACTGGCGTGAGTTCCCCATCGCCTACGCCGACCACCTCCGCGAGACACAGCGCACGCTGCCCCTCCAGCTAGGCCCCATGTCGTGGAACGATGCCCGCTTCGCCCAGCGCGAGCTGCGCTACTTCTTCCGCGCCCTCGCCGCCCGCCGCCACGACCCCGAGGCAAGCGTGTTGTATAGCCTATCTCAACGACTGCGCATCTCGTGCCCACGGGTGGATGGCAACCCCACCCAGCACTGGGTGGTCCTCAAGCTCAACCCCCTCACCCCATGAGGCTCGGCATGACTGATTGGGACTTGGCCGACCACGCCCTCCGCAAGCTGGCCGTCTTCAACGCGTGTACCGAAGAGCGCAAGAACGCCTTCCGGCTGGCAGTCTCCGAGGCCATCGCCGAAGGACGCATGACCGGCTCGCCGAGTGAGGCGGACGCCATTGTGGCTGCGTGTGAAGCGTGGCCGACCGTAAACGGCTATGTGCCCTGTCATTACAAGCAGGGCTGCGGCTGCGAAATGGTGCCCGCCCGAGTCCGCGCCGCCCTCGAACAGAGAGGCCCCAAATGAAGACCCTCGCCCGCATCACCGACCGGCTGATCCACGCCCCCCGCCGTCAGGCCGACCTCGACATCCTGTGGCCCGCCCTCAAGGAACAGGCCCGCAACGTCGCCCAGGCCCGTGCCGCCTTCACGGCCCATGCCCTCCAGGACCCCGCCTGGCTCGCTCTCGGTCGCGAAGAACTCATGGTCCGCATGGAGTCCCTGTGTTGACTTATAAATCAACTACCAGCCGCAGCTAACGCCCCGCCACACCTCCCACAGGACGAGCCACAGAAGCAGGACCATCGCGATGATAAACCCCCAGCGTTGGCCCATCGTCTTCATGGGCCGCCCAGCGCGCGTGCGAGATGCTGGATGAGGTCGCTGTTCGCCTGGGTCTTTGCAGAGGTGTCGTCCACCCGGCTGTCCAACGTGCCCAGCTGGCGCTCTATGCTGGCGAGCCGCTGCTCCACCATGTAGCCAATGGTGGAGAGCAGCACCCCGACGATCACGATAGCAGCCCGCCATATGTGCCTCCAGGCATCGTCGGGCATGCTGCCTCCTTACTTCCAGCGCGTCACCTGCATAAACCCGTGGGTCCCGACCACGCGCCACCGCCGGTCCTTGTACCTCTTGCGGTTGGTTATCAGAACCTGCTCGGCCTGATCGAACAGTGCTGGATCATACACTGTCCTCACTTCTCCGACCTCCATCTTGGTGAAGCCCCAGCTGATCCTTGTCCGCTTCTCTTTCTCTTCCGTCATGCGACACGCTGAACCCGCAGCCCGGCTGGGCACCGGCCCAACGTGAACCGCTTGTCGCTCCTGCGGTGGATGTTGGCCGCCGAGTTGTACGCGGACTGGAAGCGTTTGGGGTCCTCCACATAAAGCGTCTCCCCCACCACCATCTGGTCGAAGGGCCAGACCGGGCGAGGCCCTTTCCTCCGTGACAGTATGATCTCCACCGGCTCCATGCCGAGGGCGAAGCCATTGAGAGTACGAGTGTTTCCGTCCATTCCGAGTCGCTCCTTGAAGTTTCTACATGTGCTATTAAAGACTCTTGGATCTGCGTAATCAAGTGGTCCGACCCCCTACGTGGGTCAAAAGTGTGCGTGTGTGCGCGGTAGAGAATAGAGAGTTCTCTGTATATGTATGTGAATTACTATTATATAGTAGTCTACATACATACACATTACTTCACAATTTCTCGATCATGTCAAGCGAAACATGCACACACCTTCATTTGACCCTTGGGGGGGCAAGAAACACTTGATTACGCAAATCCAAGAGTCTTTAATCGAAGGTTGACAATCTTCAAAGTCAACTTCAGAATGTAAAACTCCACCCCAAACAGGAGACGCGCATGACTAACAAGAGACACTGGGGCGACTTCCCAGTGATCATGATCGACCTAGTCCAGAAGTTCGAGGAAGCTCCCTCAGGCCGGCTCGTCCTCAACGGCCTCTCCAAGTCAGATGCCTACTCTATGAGGAACGAGTTCCATCGCTTCCGCCGGGCCATCATCGATGCGGTCCACAGGGGGGAAGACAACCTGACCCTCAACGAACTCTACGCATCCACACGGGACATGGGGTTGTCTATCCGCCCCATTGGTACCTCTAACCTCTACCAGTTGGCGTATACCAAGCACATCGCCATCAGGTACTTCGACAAGTGGGAACTCCCCGAGCCACTTGTTGTGATAGAGGACGAGGAAGTTTGACTTGAATTTCACAAACATATTCACTACAATATCGATGTTGGGTTTTCGCCTTTCTTCCATGTAGAGCGCGGCGATGACCTGGCTACCTGTGTAAACTTAGGGGGGCCGCCCTCGTGGCGGCCCCTCCCTTTTCCAACCAAGTAAGAGGAGCACCCCCTAGATGACCGACGCGCAAGTAGTAGACCTCCCGACCGCTCCGGCCCCCTCCGGCAAGCGCAAGATCGCCAACGCGACCATCAATGGTTCCCATGTCGAGATACAGTTCTCCGATCTTTACGGCGGTGCCAAGCTCGCCATCGACACAGCCAAGACCGGCGACAACACGCGCGCGCTCCTGGCCGCGCAGGGTGCTGCCTCCGTCATCCAGACGGCCTACTCGGCAGCCGAGGACCCCGTGGCTGCCGCTACCTCCGCCATTGACCGGATGATGTCGGGTGACTGGCGGCCGGGTCCGCCGCGTGGCGAGCCTCCCCTCGACCCGTTGGTCCAGGCCATCGCCGAGCACCTCGCCCACGAGACAAAGAAACCCTACTCCCCCGAACGTGTCCTGGAGGAGTTCATCCCCGCCTATCAGGCCCGCCACGCCCTGACCAATGTCTCCGTGGCCCGCCGCCGCCTGCGCGCGCACCCCGACATTGCGGCGCGCGTCGCCCACATCGAGGCCGCCCGAGCCAAGGCCGCCTCCGACCGGGTCAAGGGCACCTCCGCCGAGTCCCTCCTCTAAGATGAAGCGCTGGCCCGTCATCCGCCACATCCGCTACTGGCTGGCCTCCTACCGGGTCCATCGCTGGGCGCAGTTGTGGGGACAGGGTGGCGTCGGCCTCGGCTGGCCCAACCCTAGCGACCTCGCCCATCTCGACCGCATCTGGACCGGCCGGGAATGAGGGACATAGCCCTGCTGGTTCTCCTCGGAGCAATAGGCGGGGCTATGCTCGGGTTCGCTCTTGGCAGCGGCCTCATCCGTATCCACATACCCGCGTAGCGGCACCCATTACTGCCCCCCAGTAAACCCCCGGGTGCCCAGGCCCGCCATCCCCCCGATGGCGGGCCTTCTTCTTTGCGCGCGCAAAAAGATGGCGGCCCCATAGGCCGCCAAGTTTATGCTACCCACTCACCCGCCAATCCAGGCTACGCCTTTCATGGCAAAGGTTAGCAGGACGGCCAGGTTAGCACGCGCCGCCCCCCGGCACCCGCCCTCTCTTTTAGAGTCCTTCTAAATCCCCGACTAGATGTGGACCGGGTAGACCTGTCATGTCCACCTGTAGACCCGTGCGCTAACTTCCCAACCACCGTTCAATGGAAGGACTTCGCCGCCTGATCCGTCGGCCGGGCCTCTCCAACATCTCCCGCCAACCTTTCGATGTTAGCATCCTCTTGATAATCTTCGACAACAACCAAACAAATCCCTTGACACCCGAAATCAAAGTTGTATGATCCGAGGTTCAAACACCGGCATAAGCCGGCATCGGTTAACTAGCCGAGGCGCTCTACATGGATAACCTTTCACACGCTATCTTGCGTGCATCCCTTACTCTCTCTGGAGCCAGCGATGGCTCCGCAGGAGCCATGACCATGCCCTCACATGAGGATCGCTCCTCTATGTTGCGCCTACGTGTACTCAATGGCGAGGACCTCACTGCCGAGGAGATGCTCTACGAGGTCAACAAGATACGCGAGGGCCGCCGCACCGCCGAACCCCGCGCGAAAGCACCCGCCCGCGTCAAGAAGTCCCCCGCTCCCAAGGAGAACCTCCTCGACCTCTTGGACCAATCGCTATGAGCCGGGTCATCGAGCATCCGTCGGGCACCCTCGAACTCCTGCCCCCCTTCCCGGAAGTGTGGGACAGCAGCATGCGCTCGGCCTGGGTGGCCTGTCCCCGTCAGTGGTACTACGGCTACCTGCTGGGCCTGCGCAAGTCGGCCTTCTCCATCCACCTGCACTTCGGCGGAGCCTTTGCCCACGGCCTGGAGGCCACCCGCAAGGCCTTCTATGTCGACGGCATGGACGAAGTGAACTCCGTCAACCAGGGCTTCCACGCACTCATCAAGTTCTGGGGGGACTTCGAGCTGACCGACGAACTCCGCCGGTCGCGTGCCGGCGTCAAGGACCTCAGCGCCTGTCTCGACGCCCTCCTCTCCTACTTCGAGACATACCCTCTCTCCGACGACCAAGTGATCCCCCTGGTCATCAATGGCGAGGCCATCATAGAGAAGAGCTTCGCCCTCCCCATCCCCGGCACCGTCCACCCTGTAACCGGCCAGCCCATTGTCTATGCGGGCCGCTGCGACATGGTGGCCCAGCACCGTGGCGGCAGCAGCCTCTTCATTGTGGACGAGAAGACCGCCTCCTCCCTTGGCACCACTTGGTTAGCTAACTGGCCGCTGCGGGGACAGCTCTCCGGCTACGTGTGGGGGATGCGCTCCTACGGCATCGAACCCGACGGCTGCGTCATAAGAGGGGTGGGCATCCTCAAGCAGGACATCACTCACATGCAGAGCATCCTGACCAGGCCGCCGTGGCAGATCGACCAGTGGCTCGAACAGCTGCGCCGCGATGTGACCCGTGCCGGCGACATGTGGATCATGGCCGCCAACCTCAACAACCCGCACATCGCCTTCGATCAGGCCTTCGACAGCGCCTGTAGCTCTTACGGGGGCTGCGGCTACCTCGACCTCTGCAACGCCCCCTCACCGATCCCCTGGTACGAGAACTTCGAGATACGCCATTGGGACCCCCTCCAACGCGAGGGCGACATCCCCTGATGCTGACCTCGGAAGAAACACTCGTCATAGGGCTGGCCTGCGGCCTGATCATGGGGCTGTTCTCCGGCCTGATCATCGGTTGGGCCATTGCAACACTGTTCTGGAGGAAGCGTCTATGAGCAACAGAACCAATGCCCTCGTCATGGGACCCATCCAGACCGGCAAGACCTGGAGTACCCGCACCCTCTTGCCCGAGTACCCCGACATCAACGGCAAGATATGCAAGGGCGCCGGCAAGGTGGTCTGCACCGTCAGCCTGGAGCCGGGCTGGGAGGACACCAACGGCGACGTGACCTGCGGCATGGGGATGCACATGGTCTACATCCCGCCTCTCGATGTCGAGTGGGCCGACCTAGAAGCCATGACCAAGCTGGTGAATGCGGCCACCGATGTGACCAAGGTCAACGACCCCAACCGGCGCTACTACACCCAGCTCCTGGATACCTATTCCGCCCTCAAGAAGTTCGTCTGCCAGCGCTGTGGCCAAGAGTTTGGCGACTGCGCCAAGCTGGACGAGCACCACGCCGTGGTGATGGATGGTCTTACGGGCCTCAGCCGCAGCGCCATGACAGCAACCGTCGGCCTCAAACCGGCCAAGACCTGGCCCGAGTTCGATGCCGCCGGCCAACAGGTCGAGAACCTCCTGCGCAAGTGCGCGTCCATCGACGCGACCTTTGTCCTCATTGCCCATGTTGACCGGGAACCAGACAAGGAGACACAGAAGACCAAGCTGACCATGCACACCATCGGCAACAAGTTGGCCCCCCGCCTGACCAAGGACATCTTCAGCGAGATCATCCTCGCCCGCCGCGACGACCGGGGCAACTTCTGGTGGTCGACCAGCGAGCCAGACATGGACCTCAAGGCCCGCCGGCTCCCCTTCAACGACAAGATCACCCCCGACTTCCACCAGATACTAGCAGACTAACCCACGGCCCGGCCGGCAGGGCCTCTACCAACGCCGGCAGAAAGGACTACTGATGGCACAGGACGACACGTTTGACACCAGCGCACTCATCGAAACCGAGAACACCGGCGACCTCAACCGCTACATGGAGCCGGTCCCCGAAGGCGAGATGATGGCGCGGGTCAATGCCGACAGCGTCAAGGTCGAGCGCTTCACCTCCAAAGCGGGGAACCTCGTCACGCTCTGCCGCATGGTCTTCACGGTGGAAGATGAGGACGTGAAGGCGGCGATGCAAATGGACAAGCCGACCATCAACGCCAGCATCTTCCTCGACATGGAGAACGGGCGGCTCCAGACCAAGGACGACAACCCCAACGCCAACGTCGCCCTGGGCAAGCTCAAGTACGCTCTGCGCATCCCGGAGGGCAAGCCCTGGTCGCTGCGCCAGTTCGAGGGCCTCTCCTGCTTTATCAAGGTGGCCCACGATCCCAACCCCGAGGACATCGAGCACCCCTACTCTCGTGTCACCGGCTTCTACCGCGACCGCAAGGACGCCGGCGCAGCCCCGGCCACCAACAACCGGGGCCGCCGCTAGCCTCGCTACGCTCGGCTAGTCCCTACACTCTAACCGGGGTGTAGGGACGGTCGCGCTGCACAAAACCAGCAGCAATCGCAGTATCCCGGCCAGCGCAGCGGCCTCAAGCAGCACTAAGCAACTCGGCCAGCGCAGCGGCCTCAAGCCCCACCAAAGGGGCACAAGCACACAGGAGCCTACCATGTTGGAAAAGCTTATCCGTGGCCACCACGCCCCCCGCTGCCTCCTCGCGGCCCAGCCTCGCCGGCTCAAGCGGCCCAAGAACTGGACCTCCCCCATCGAGGAGGAGTGGCCCCTTGAGATCGCCCAACCCCTGCCCTGGTCATGTGTGCCGGAGGACCCCCCGCCTCGGCCTGTCGGCCTCGGCGGTCCACTACGTCGCTACCCCGTTTAGGAGACAAGCCATGCCCCAGATCATCGCCTTTATCGGTCCCCGTGGCGTGGGCAAGTCCACCGCCGCCACAATCCTCACCCACACCTGCGGCTTCCTCCCGCTGCCCTTTGCGGCCCCGATCAAGGAGATGGTCGCCGCCCTCCTGCACTACCAGGGCGTCCCTCCCTACAGCATCCAGGCCATGCTCCTCGGCAGCCGCAAGGACGCCCCCTCGGTCTACCTCGCCGGCCAATCCCCCCGCCACGTCATGCAGACCCTCGGCACCGAGTGGCGCGACCTGATCGACCGCACCCTCTGGAGTGGCATCTGGCAGTCCCGCCTCAAGCTGATCGGCTCCCGCAACATCGTCGTCGACGACATGCGCTTCTTGCACGAAGCGGCAGCGGTGCGGGCGGCGGGGGGCAAAATCTTCACCATCAGCCGGCCCGGCCACCGCACCTGCGACAAGCACATCTCCGAACAGGAGTGGAAGGAGATCGAACCCGACGGCGTCCTGGTCAACGACGAGGGCCAACAGGACGCGATGTTCGACCAACTCAGCGCCCTCGGTGTCGTCCCCCTCGCCACCCTGCCGCACGACGTTCCCCTCCCCCTGGATATTCCCATGGGAAAGCGCCACTGACATGCGCCTGATCCAAGAGGGACCCCGCACCCCCGGCGGCCTGATGTTGGTGGGCGAAGCGCCTGGCGCGGAGGAGGATCGCTCCGGGCGGCCCTTCTCCGGCACCAGCGGGTGGGAGCTGGACAAAGAGTTGAGCGCGGCGGGCCTCCTCCGCTCACAGCTCTTTATCACCAACGTCTGCCACGAGCGGCCGCCGGGTAACGAGATCGAGAAGTTCTTCGCCACCAAGACCGAAGCCAAGAATGCACCCAAGCTCGACACCCTAAGTCTTGCCAATGCAGCCTCGCGCTTAGCTGCCGACATCACCGTCATCGCGGGCCGGTGTGCCCGCCGCCCGGTGATCGAGGGCCTCGTCCAGTTACAGGCCGACATCGACGCCCTCCGGCCCCGCCTGATCATCGCCATGGGCAACACCGCCCTCTGGGCCTTGACCGGCCACACGGGCATACGATCATGGCGTGGTAGCATCCTGGAGGCTTCGGGAGGCCCAGTCGACGGAAAGGGGATCAAACTTATCCCCACTGTTCACACTGCCTCGGTCCTCCGTGAATACCAGTGGAAGGGGATCGTCATCCATGACCTCAAGCGTGCCCTCCGCGAGTCCATGTTCCCCGAAGTGCGACGGCCCACCTGGAGCTTCACGGTTCCGGGTTCACTCCGCGAGCTACGGGACTGGCTGGGAGACAACTTCGCGACGCTCCCCGAAGACGCCTACGTCACGGCGGATGTCGAAAACGACTACTCCACAGAGCGTGTTCATGACGCTCGCATCTATTGTCTTGGGCTGGCTGTTGATAGTCATACTGCTTGCTGCGTGCCTTTTGCTCATCGAGCCGGTGATACGCCCCATTGGTGGGACACCCCAGCTGAGGAGCGGGACGCCGTGCTCCTCCTCCGCGATTACCTGCGACGCCGGCCCGTCCTCTTCCACAACGGCCTCCACGACTGTCAGGTCATAGCCCACAACTGGGGCTGGATGCCGCGCTTCACCCACGACTCGATGGTCGCCCAGCACACCCTTTTCCCAGCCCAGCTCGGCGGCAAGATCGACCCCATCACCGGCAAGACCAGCAAGAGCGGCAGCTCCTACAGCCTCCTCTTCTGCTCCTCGATCTACTGCAAGTACCACCGTTACTGGAAGGACGACGGCAAAGGCTGGGACCCAGCGATCCACGACGAACTCCAATACTGGCACTACAACTGCGAGGACCTTGTCCGCACCCACGAAGTCTTTGCGGTGCAAAGACATATGCTTCACAGCAACAAGTTGTGGGAGCAGTACCAATTCCTGATGAGCCTTTTCCCCTCTGTGTTCGAGATGATGTTCTCCGGCCTCGCCTTTGACGACACCGCCCGCCGCACCTACCGGGCCGATGTCGAGCGCCAGATCGAGGAGGCCCAGGCCTGGATCAATGAGGCCGTTGGACACCCGCTCAATGTCGAGTCCTCGCAACAGATGCAGCGGCTCTTCTACGAGGACCTGCGGCTCAAACCGATCCTCCACCGCAAGACCCGCCAGCCGACCGTCAACGACCACGCCCTTGAACGCTTCAAGGTGGTCAGACCCATCCTGCGGCCCCTGGTCGAGCGCATCCAGGCCGTGCGCTCCTTGGCCGTCTACAAGGAGAACTTCCTCGACATGCGGCTCAGTCGCGACGGCCGCCTACGCCCCGCGATCAATGTCGCCGGCCCCGAAACCTACCGCTTCTCGATGAACCACACCGCCTTAGCAGAAGGCGCGAATTTGCAGAACCTACCTAGAATGGAGGACTGACATGCCTGACAGCTACCCGCTCTGCGCCGACTGCCGCTGGTGCGTCATCGAAGAGGCCACCTACGAGGAGCCGCAGTGCACCTCCCCCAAGCAACCGATGTCCGTGGTCGACGGCAAGCCCCGCTGGCCCGAGTGCTACATCCAGCGCGGCGAGAACGACGAGCTTCCCATCCACCACCACGACCTCTGCCGCACCGACGGCCGCTACTTTGAGCCGCGCGAAGGCGAACCCACAAAGACCCACGACGAGCAGATACGGGACGCCACCATCGAAGAGTGCCAGGAAATGATCCTTGGGGGCAGCTTCCTGCACGACGCTGCCCCTGCCAAGCAGTTCGCCAAGGAAGTCGTGGAGGCCCTCGACGGGATCAAGTCCGATGCCCTTCGAGCCTGACCTCCCCCCTATAAGGTCGCTCATCAAGCCCGACCCCGGCTGGGTCTTGGTAGACAGCGACTTCGACAGGGCCGACGCCCAGATCGTCGCGTGGAGCGCCAACGAGCCGGCCCTCAAGGTGATCTTCCAGGAGGGTCACGATGTTCACACCGAGAACGCCGCCCTGGTATCGGGCTGGGCCAAGAAGCCCGTGTCACGTCAGGCGCTCAAGGCCGGCCTCCACCTCACCAACTACGGCGGCAAGGCCCGCACCCTCGCGGCCACCCTCGGCACCACCATCGCCATCGCCGAGGATTTCCAAGCGTATTGGATGGGCAAGTACCCCGGCATCCACCAGTGGCACTACAGCACCCTCGTCGCCCTTCGGCTCCAGCACTACATCCGCAATGTTTGGGGCTTCCGCCGCTTCTACTTCGAGCGGCTCGACGGCCACAATGCCGAGGCCCTCCTCCCACAGGCCCTTGCGTGGCTCGGCCAATCGGGTGTCGCCATCGCCATCAACCACGCCATGCTCCAAGTTCGCTCGCGCTTCGCGCGAGACGAACTTCGGCTGAAGTTGCAGGTCCACGACAGCCTCTTGTTAGAGGTGCGGGCCGACCTCTGCCCCGGCATCTTCCCCGAGATCATCCAGGCGATGCAGGTCCGCATCCCCTTCGATGACCCGCTCTACATCCCTGTGAGCCTCAAGTATTCCGAGAGCAGCTGGGGCGAGGTCCACAAATGGAGCCAAGCAGCATGATCGAACTGAGCGAACAACAACAAGCCGCCCTAGCCGCCATCAAGGATTGGTGGACAGGCCTGCGGCCGGCTCCCTTGTCAAGCGAGCAACGCCCAAATCCCATAGACGATTGGCATCTTCCCCAACCCGAGGTCACCGAAGGTGGCCGAGGGCGGTTCTTCCTGCTTGACGGTGGAGCGGGGACCGGCAAGACCACCCTTGCCTACCATGCCGTCCAGGCCCTCGACCCCAAACCCATCCAACGCTGCTACGCCGCCTACACGGCCAAGGCCGCTCGCGTCATGCAGGAGAAGGGGATGGAAGGTGCCCGCACCCTCTTCTCCGCGATGTACTACCCACGGCACGATGAGAAGGGCAAGCTGACCGGCGTCTTCGAGCCGGCCTTGCTCGAGTCCCTTGACCTCCTCGTCATCGACGAGTCCAGCATGGTGCCCGACCGCATGGTCGAACACATCACCTCTACGGGTGTCCCCACCATCGTCCTCGGCGACCTCGACGGCCAACTGCCGCCGGTCAAGGGCGACCCCGGCTTCTTCAATTGGAAGCCCGACTTCCGCCTGACCGAACCCCACCGCAGTGTTTTGAACTCGCCCGTGGATAGATTGGCTTGGCTCGTCCGCCAAGGCTCTCCCATCAAGCCGCACATGGGCGACGGCGATATGGTCCGTGTCATGCCGTTGATGGGCGATGCCGTCTGGGACATCATCACCGACCCCGACAACATGGTGATCTGCGGCCGCCACACCAGCCGCTCCGCCGTGACCCGCCGCTGCCGCGTCAAGTTCTCCTACGGTGGTCACACCCCCTGCCCCGGCGAACCCCTCATCTGTTGCCGCAACAACTATGGCGAAGGCTTCATCAACGGCCAGATGGTCAACGTCTGGCGCATCCACCTGGACCGCCCCGGCCTCCCCTACTTCACCGCCGACCTCCTGGTAGACGGCACCGTCCGCCCCAATGTCAAGATCGCCCGCTACCACTTCGAGTGCCACTTCAACCCCGACCTCCTCAAGGAGACTAACCAGGTCTGGAAGAACAAGGACCAGGTCGAGTTCGACTGGGCCTACGCCATCACCGCGCACAAGGCCCAAGGATCGGAGTGGCCGCGTGTTGTCGTCATCGACGACCGGCTCATGGCCTATGACCGGGACTTCCGCCGGCGCTGGCTCTACACCGCCGTCACCCGCTCCTCCTCTCACCTCACCATCCTCCAGACCGGCCAGTGAAGCTCCTGACCCACCAACATCTGACCGACGAGTGCCTGGAAGTACTCAGAGCGCTATGCCGGAGCTTCCCCAACACTAGGACCATATGGTCCAACAGGAAGAACGTAGAGTGTCTACACCATCTGGCTAGTCTAGATATGGTGGAGATAGAAGAAGCCTACACACTGCGTCGTGAGGATGGCCAAGTGGAAACATTTATACGAGTGTTGAACATCCTACCGCGCGGCCGGGCCACCGGCAGGATGTTGGTATGAAACGCAGACACTTCGGGGACTGGATCAAGGCCTTCGTGTCCACCTTCGATGCGAAGACCGAAGCCCCGGCTAGATTACTCTTCTGGACCGCCGTCGCCACCATCGGCGGCGCGGTCACCCGGCGTGCCTACATCGACGAGGTGATCTTCAAACTCTATCCCAACTTCTACATCGTCTTTGTGGCTCCGCCCGGCGCACTCACCAAGTCCACCACCATCAGCTTCGGCATCAACATCCTCCGCGAACTCGATCATGTCTTCCTCGCTGCCGACAACACCACCTACCCGGCCTTCATCAAGGACCTCGCCTCGCGCTACGTCGAGCTACGCACCACCCTGGGTGACGACGTAGAGGACGACCAGTGGATACGTCAGTGCGCGGTCACGGCGGGCATCTCCGAACTGGGCACCTTCTTCAAGCCGGAGGACGAGGAGATGGTCAACGGCCTGACCGACCTGTGGGATTGTAGGCCGCTCATCATCAAGGATACCAAGTATGGGGGCACCGACACCCTAGAACACCCGTTCTTCAATCTGATCGCCGGGACCACCACCAAGTGGATCAAGGACAAGATCAAGAGCCAGCTGGGCGGCTGGGGCCTCTCCTCCCGCATCATCTTCGTCTACGAGAGCAAGAAGACCAAGTACGTGGCTAGGCCCTCACGCTTGTGGTCCGCCGGCGAGTTCGAGCGTCTGAGCCAACGGTTGGTGGAAGACCTTCAGTGGATCTCCGACCTGGAGGGTCCAGTCACCTTCTCTCCGGCCGCCGACGCCCTGGTGACATCGTGGTACGAGGCGCACTCCAGGAAGATGGCCGCCCATGCCGACCTGCCCGACGCCGATCCGTGGCTCGGCTACTTCTTCGCCCGCAAGCAGGCCCACATCCACAAGCTGGCGATGGTCCTCTCGCTCTCGCGAAGGGACACCCTCGTCATCGAGAAGGTCGACTACGTAGACGCTTGCAAGCATGTCGACGCAGTCGAGGTGGAGGTTCCCTACATCTTCAAGCATGCGCCGGAGCCGACGGCCCTGGCCCTCCTTGAACAGGATGCCCTCGAAAAGGTCAGCAAGCTGCTAGTGGCGTCGCCAGGTAACATGATCCCGCGCACGTCTGCCTTTGCGACCGTGGCCCGCACGGTGGACAGCGCCACCGCCAACCGCATCCTTGACGCCGCCATCGGGCGTGGCGACCTCCGCCAACGGGTGGACAAGGGGAAGACTTACCTTCTCCCCTGACATGATGGACTTTACGTCCTCGCGCACCTGGGCACGCATCTCCTCCGTCACCTGGAACATCAGCGTGGCAGCGAGCTGTTGGGTGGCGAAGAGGCCGGCACCGATCCAGCCGGTTCCCCCGAATGATGCCGGGTCACATGCCGCCGGAGGTTGACCCGGTAGTAGTGGCGGGACCTGTAGTGGTGCACCCTGTGCCGGTGGTAGACCGGCGGCTCCACATACTCTGCCGGGGCCGCCGGCGCATAGGCCCCCACCGGAGCCACCACGGGCGGCGGCACCTGCGCAGGAGCAGGAGGGACCGGAGTACAAGCAGCCAAAGCGAGCAGGCTAGGCGGCGCGAGGCTTCTTGACACCTTCCACCAAAGCATCTCCCCGGCTCCTTATGTTTGACATCAGAGCGTCGCGCTCTTCCCGCAGGCTCTCGCCCACAATGTTGGCTCCATAACCGAGGGCCGCCGCATTTTGTCTAAGATGCACCATCGCCATCTCAATCTGCCAGAGGCGGATCGCGGCGTCGTTCAGGCTGTCGTCGGCCATTTTCAGGCTCCTCCTTCGGGGTTAGCAGCTTGGCCCGCTCCGGCAGCAACCGCGCCAGATCGCTCCTCCTCACAAGCTGCTCGACCCTGTCCATTACCTCTCCAACATAGGCATCAGCGCGGCGACCACCGACTGCGGGATGTGGTTCTCGTCGATGCGCAGCGCCGCTATCGGCACCCTCGTGATCTTTGCCGTGCAGGGCCGTGCCACATCCTCCTCGAACTCTGCCTGGAGGATGCGCCCGACGTTGCTGTCCGGGTCCACCTTGCTCTCTTCGGGGGCCTCCTTGGCCATCCGCGCCTTCACCCCCGCTGTAATATCTTCCACAATCTTGCTTAGTTCCACCTCGTTGTCGGCCAGCTTGAGGACCGTCCCCGGCGCAAAGGTATAAGGGACAGTAACAGTCTGGGTCTTCCCGGCCTGGTTTGTGGTCGTGACGGGGTTGCCCTCCTTGTCTATCGCGATGTGCCCGTCCAGCGCTTTGATCGCGACATTGAGCGCAGCGCACTCAGACCGCTTAAGCTCGTCGGCCCAAGCCGGCGTCACCAGGAGCAACAAGACCGCGAACCACCGCACCTCAGCACGCCGCCGTCTGAACGACGACGACGCCGGACGAGTCGACACAGACATACTTGGAAGCAGCGCCGGTGCTGTTGCCGATCCCGAGTGTCAATGTGGCAGTACCGTTGCCAAGGATCACACTAGCGATCCCAGGGTCGTTCCCCGAATTTAAGATGTGCGAGGTGGTATTATATTCGAGCACGGTCATGCCGCCCATTTGAAATATACCCGTCACGGACGGCGAGAACGGCGTTATGTTGACGCTGCCATTAAGACCGATGCTATGAGTGCCGGCGGGGCTGGTGGGGATGATGTCGAAGTTGCCGCCGCCGTCAGTGGCCAGCTGCCAGCCGACGCCAGCCCCGGTGGCATCGGTGGATTGAAAGACAAGGTTCTGGCTTGGCTGGCTGTGAGCCGGGGCAGCAGCTAAGCCGCCGACGATAAATGCAGCCTGGCTGCAACATCCGGGTGACGCGACAAAGCCATTAATCCATTTGCCTGTGGTGCTGTTGGCCCCGGCAGCGATCTGGAACGCATTGGCATTCGTCGGCTGAACATTGAAGTTACCTTCCAGACCAATACCCTCGACCGTCGTCGTCGTGCTCCGCGTCGAGAAGTCGATCTCAATCCCGACTTCGATTGCGCCGGTGACCCCGGTCGTCGGCCCCGCTGGACCATCCGCCAGTATGTAGTTGGCTCCCCAGACATTCGCCCCGTTAGCGCCGGCAGTCGAGATCGCGTAATAGCCGACACCGTTCCCGTTGGAGCCGCCCGCAGCATTGCTGATGACGTAGGCACCAAAGGCTTCGCTGTTGGAGAGTGTCGAACCTGACGGGACGTTCACAACGCTCCTGACAACATCGTAAGTCGGCGGCACACCAAGCATATAGCCCGAGGACCCCTGGATGTTCGGTGCCGTCGTCGCCGAGTTCTGGATCGTCAGCTGAGCGCCGTCGGCAGTGATCGGCGCAACGTTGCCGCCAATGCTGTGCAGCGGCGAGGTGGCGGCATCCTTGAGGTTGGTCCCGCCATTCCAGAGTGCGAAGTTCCCCGCCGTCGGAAAGGGACTCGTCGGCCCGCTCACATTGCCATTGCCCGCTCCCGGGAAGGAATACGCAGTACCGTTGATGGTAATCTGAAAGCTGGCGGGCGCAGCACCTCCTATCGAACCCATGTTGAGGGCGGCCACCCCTCCACCGATATTGGGTGACAGACAGATGTAGTGCCCCGGCGTCCCCAATGGACTATCGTAATCACAGATATTCTCGCCGTTGGGGCCGGTCCCGCTCGCCGTGGCCGGGAATGGGTTGCCGGTCTTGTTGGGCAGGGCAACGATGCCGATCTCGTGCGGCTGCAATCCTTGCGGCTTCAAGGCCGCGCCGCCGGCATCCATCACCGTGTTGTTGGTCGACCACATGGTCATGTGCTGCGGCGTGATGCCGCCTTGCTGAAACACCTGTGCGCTGGCGCTTCGCGCCAGCTCAACGACCACGAGTCCGCCGAAGCCTAGCCACCCAACAATGGCGCGAAGCGAGATCATGGTCTTAGCCTGTATTCCAAGAGGATCATGGGCAGGACCACGCCCACCGAGAAGACACCAAACACTCCCGCACTCCACAGATCAGTGACCTTCCAGCCCAGCGCGAAGGCCCCCACCACCGCCATCATCATAAAGAAGCGCACGGCCAATATGCGGCTGATCACCTCGAAGACCGCCGCGACCCTGACATCCCTAGGCGTGGCCCGGACGGGTGGCGGTGGAGGAGACCCCTGGTCTATCGTGGGGGGCGGCCCCAATTGGTCGCCTTCGCTGGGGTCTTTTGATGAGCGACGCCTCTGCCGGTCCGGCGCTATCCTCTCGCTCACCACTTCCAGCCGGCGCGGCTCCTCCGGAAAGCTGTTCTCGGAACTCATCGAAGCCGTTCCTCTCGTCGGGCATGTTGAGCCGGTTCTTGACCGCAACCCACCGCGTCGCAGCCTGCATGACCGCCAACCTCTTGTCGAGCGGCAGCTTCTCCGCTTCCTCGATGATGCTCCGCATCATCTCATCGGCGCTGTTCACCACATCGCTGCGCTGCCCCAAGCTATTGGCCATGCTTATCTATCCTGCAATCGTACACCCCGGCGGTGCGCTTTGATGTCCTGCAAGGTCTGATACCGCTGTAGCTTCCCTGGATTAGTAATGCTCGTCGGGGCCGGGACAAAGCCGAACTCGTTCATGATGATAGCAAAGGGGTCGGCCCCTTCCTTGATCTGCCGTTGTATACCCCTAAAACCAAAGGGCATGAATTGGTTGAGCGCGTACTCCAGCAGCTGAACAGGCTGCGGCGTCGTCCTCAGCGGGTCCCTTATTGGCCTTCCCCAATAGTCCGCGTTCTTCCACAACAACTCGTTCGCGCTCGACCACAGAGGGTGCAGCTTATTGAGGACCGTGCCCGCCGGATCATAGTTATAGGCGAACACATCCTTGACATATGTTGGCAAGGAGACTCGCTCCGGTAGTCCATCAGGAGTGTTCCTGCCGGTCTTCGGATAGAAGTAGTCCAGCAGCTCCGTCGGCCCATGTCCCGTGTACAGATAGTTCCACACGGCCCCCTGCAAGGCCACGTAAATGGGCAGGGCCGCACTGTACCTCATCCTTTCAGTAACCTCGGCCGGCGCAGTTAACGTTACCACATTGTGGGTGGCCTTAATCGCGTCGAGCAGGCCTCCACCCAACTCTCGCTGGGTGCCCAGGTTCCACCCAACCGCCCTTACCAAGATGAAGCTCAGGTCCTTCACGGTCTTCGACCAGAACAGATTGTCGTAGACCATCTCGCCCAGCCTGTTATCCACGCTGTCCGAGGCCTTTTGCATCCCGGCCACGAACTCTTCCTGCGTGGCGTGAGGATGGCTCTTAATAAACTCGCTCGCCATGTCCTGGAAGACGCCCATCTTCACTCGGGGCACAAACGAAACCATCAGCGGCTCAACGCTAGTCTCCAGGGTCCGCAACGCCAGCTTGGTCCCCTGTACGATCTGCCGTGCCACCGGCGTCTTCACCAGCGTCGAGTTCAGCGTGTCCCTAATGCTCGATCCTAGATAGCCTCCCTTAATGGCCCGCAGGAAGCCGCCCATTCCATTGGACCGATACATCATGTCCATGGTGACCCGGCTACCGCTGGCCTCGAAGGCCCGGATCATCGCGGCCAGTTCCGGTGTTGCCTTGCTGGGGTCAAGAAGAGCCGCCTCCAGCTTCTTCCCCCGCACCAGCTGCCTGACCCCCGAAAAGAGTGGCCCCACAACAGGCGGAGCGGCGGCCAACAACGTCGCGGCCCGGCCAAACTCGCCCCGCGCCACTGCCCGGGGTGCCTGGGCCAGGGCCGACACGCCGCTATCCATGCTAACCATCGACAGATGGAAGGCACTCAGCGACAGCTGCGCCATGTTGAGCACATTACCCACATGCCGCAGGAGGTCGCCTAACTGAGACGGCACCAGGCCCGGCGACACATAGTTGTTAAACACCCGCGCCACCGGCTCCGGCGCATACCATCGCCCCAGATACCTCACGCCGGGGAAGAACTTGTGGAACTGCTCTTCCAACTTCTCCAACCGCTGCGTCTCGGAGATACGCACGCTTGGCTTGACGCTATCGATGACACCCTTCAACCCCCTATTGGTGGGCAGGTTCAACCAGTCCCGCACGAACTTCTCGGCATCAGGTGCGATCTGCCGCAACAAATGGGGGGCGTGCCAATAAGCGTGGAAGAAGTTGGCGATCCGCTCCTCGTCATTGATCAGGTAGGCATAGTGTCCCGGTAACTTGGCCTTCAGCACATCCGCCGGGATCGCTTCCCGCGCCAGTCCAAGATCCTTCAACTGGTCCCAGGCCTTGGGGTTCTGGTTCTTCATCAAGTCGCTGATGTGGAAGTTGTAGTTCATGTGATGGCCGATCTCGTGCAGCAACACAAGATCACCGTGCCCATATCTCGTCACCAGCTTCTTGCTGTAACGGTTGGCGTAGCCGAATGCGCCTCCCTTGGGGTTGGCTGGGTTCAGGGTCCAGTCCTCATGGGCAAAGAGACGCTCAGGCTTGATCCCCAGGAACCTGGCTACGTCTTCGACACCCTGCCGTAGGCCAGCGTCAAAACCCTCCCGGTGGCGGGCCTCCAGCGTGAAGGTCTTGTTGACCTCCGCCGGCGGCAACCGGGCCTCGAAAAACTTGTCGTCGAGAGGGACCAGCCCCTCCTTCCTGGCAAAGGCCTCCTGCCCGCCCCACCGGGCAAATCGCAGGTAGGGCAGCCTCTTCAGCTCTCTTCCTATAAGGGTCCCATAATAGTAGTGGTCCATCCCTTGCATCCGCAGGAGGGCCATCTCGATAGGGTTGTCGGTAACCAGTTCCATGCCCTTGTCGATGCTCTCCCGCATCGTCGGCACAGTCTTCTTGAGGAGGCCGGCAGCCCCCTTCGACCCCTGGAGGGGCCTCCTGGACGTAGCGCCGGCCTGGGCCGCCTGGAAGGCATTGACCTCCTTCTCGGCTGCATCCGGGTCCCGGAACATGCGTGGCCAGTAGGTGCCGCTGGCGCTTCTCAAGGCCCCGATGCTGGTCAGACGCCCCTCGGCATCATCGATCAGCCGCCTCAACTCCTTGACCAGAGGCTGCAATCCCGTCGGCAACGGGGCCGCCGCCGGATCGGCGTCCATGTGATAGTTGAAGTTCATCCGGTCATCGTGACTCAAGCCCCCCACAACCTTCTGGAACTTCTCTAGCGCCTCCCTCTGCCTAAATCCTTCCAGCCCCCGCAGCGTCAGGTTCCTTGAAATGATCCGCCCTGTCTCAGCGGCCCTCCCCACTCTCTGTGTAATGATGGGAGGCAACCCTGTCACCGGGTCCACCTTGCCCGGTGTTACGTTCCCGAACCTGTCAACCTTGCCGCGCAAGGGTATTCGCTCGCCGGTCGCCGGGTCCGTGACCAGCCTGGGTACCTTCTCGGTCCGCGTCGTCGCCGAGAAGGTCTTCTCCGCGAACTGGCCGACAGGCCCCTCCCTCAGCGCAGTGGCGGCCTTACCGAGTCCGGTCAGCGGCCCCACCGCCATCAACGGGTCCATCGCAAACTGTGTGGCAATGCTGCCCGCCGACCCCAGGCTGGAGGCCAGCCCCCGCACCGGATTAGCTTTCAACCCTGCCGCCTGTGCTGCCTTCCCCCCATACGTCTCGAACGGCTCGGCGGCCATCTCGATGAGGGACTCGACCGGGGACATCACATACGCCGCCCCCTCACCCACTGTCTTCAAGGCGTGCCAGGCGTGCCCCAACACGGTGTCGTGCTTCCAGAAGTCCTTGGCCGCCTGCGTCATGCTGTCGAAGTGCTCGGTGGCGTGTTGACGTTCCAGCCTTGGAAACTCGGCAAGCTCCTCGCCAAGCGTCTGTGGGAACCGCCGCTCCGGCATGTTCCCCGTAATCAAATCATTAAGGCCAGGCCCACTTCTTGGAGCCGTTTCGCCCCGCCGTCTCGCGCCAAGCTGCTGAAGCGTCAAACCTTGAGTTGGTTGCCGGGAAACATCCGCCGGAGCTGCCGGACCAGGTGGAGCAGCTTCTCTTCTCTGCCGCCGTTGCTCGGCAAGTTCTTCGAGCGTAGGCATGTCTTACATCCCATACTGCGGAGAGAGGCCGATGGCCTCCGGCAGGGACTGCTCGCCAACAGCTCCCGTCGGCGTCTCTACAGTCGGCGGCCACAGGGCATCAAAGTCCTCCGCCGCCCCACCAAGCTCTATGTACAGTGCCTTGGACTGCTCGCGATCAGCGCCGGCAGCCCTCGACTGCTGGACACCTCTATCCAGTTCCGCCTTGCCCGCGTCCTGCTCCAGCTGTACCGGCCCCGTCGTCGTCGTCCCCTCGGGTAGGGTGTATGTGGGGGCCACAAACTTCGGCTTGATCGCCTTCTCGTACCGCTTGTAGAGCGGCGTGCTCCGGTTGGGATCCATGCTCGACTTGATCAGGTTCTTGTAGTCGTCAGCCGCCCGCTTGTTGTAACCGCGATCCGCCAGTTCCTTGTCCGTCAACGGAGTCTCGGGGTGGCTTTGGCCGTCGAGCACATCTTGCTCGAAGGTCGCCGGCCAATCGTCGGCCCCAAACGCTTTGCGGGCCGCATCGATCTGGGCGTTCTCCTCCTCCTGTGCCGCCGTCAAGCTCCGGGTGCCGGTCCGCCCAACAGCCGCCGCCTTCCGATGCATATCGGCTATCTCGGCGGGACTGGGATCGTGACCCAGCTGCCGCACCAAATCCTTGTAGAAGACCTTGGTGTTGCCGGTCAGCCCATAGGAACCATCCTTCTTGTCCTGGGCATCCTCGACAAAGCCATCCATGTCGCGCTGGTATTTCAGACGCAACTCCTCCCGTCTCAACTGGGTCAGGTCGTTCTTCTCGATCCGCTCGTAGACCTCCTTCCACTGGTTGCTCTGTGCCAACCTCAGGTCCTGGTCCATCTGCCACAGCCTGAAGTAATCCGTCAGCTTGTGTTGCTTCTCGGCATCCGTCAGCGTCATGTCCCGCACGATGTTCTGGATGCCTTGGTTCTGCATCTCGAAGGCCGTGTGGGCCATGTTGGTCTGGGTCTTCCACAGATCGACATTGTTGGCGAACTGAGCGTCGTTGCCCTCCTTCAACCCCTGGAGCGCGCCCGACATCGCGTTGATCGCACCCAAGCCAGGCCGCCTCGTGGCGAAGCCGCCCATCGCCACCAGGAATGTAAGAAGAGGTGTGATCCCGCTGGCGGCCTCCATCGGCGTTCTTGATGTCGGCATCTTCGTAGACAGCTGCTGATACTGCTTGGCCAGCCGGTCGGACTCGTCCATCGCCTCATGCAGCCGCTTGTGCATCTCCTCCGACGCTGGGTCACTGGCCCGGATGATCTTCTCCAGCTCAGTCATTCTGACGCGGCCCGCGTCAATAGCTTCCTGATTGGTCCGCTGCATGTTGGCGAAGGCTTCATCGGACCGCGCCTGACCGGCGCTCCCCTGTCCCAACGTCGGCCACAGGCTGTGCAGGACATTGTCGATGCTGGCGTACTGCCCGGCCTTGAAGTCGGCTAACAGGTCCCGGCCCGTGTGAGCCTTGTAGGCCTGGGCCGCCATCATCAGGTTGCCCTTGACCTGGTTCTCCGGCGTCATCCGGGTGTCGCCATTCAAGAACTTCGGCGCAATCGTGTTCACCCAGGTGTCGTACTCGTCCTGGAAGTAACCGTAGGCCGAGGTCGGCCTGCCATCCCGCCCTACATCACCCGGCCAGCCCAGCGCCTTAGGGTGATTGGTGTTGGCTCCCTCCCATGGCTTGCCATTATAGAGTTCGGTGAAGGCACCGGGACCTAGACTGGAGTGCTCCCCCTTGACGATGTAGTTAGCCAGGGAGGCCCAGTCGGCGGCCGTCTCCTTGGGGAACCCGGACCTCACCGCCAGATCGGGCGTGACCGCCCCCGGCCAGGCCCCTCCCATCGGCGGCTGCACACTCGGGTAGAGCGACGAGGCCGGCGGCCGGACCCCAGGCGCGTCGGTCGAGAAGGTGGCCGGCGCTTGCTCGTGGGGTCGCAGGTTGCTGACATCGTCCTTGTTGGCCGGGGTCTTCCCTTCGGGGTCGGGCCGTTCAACTTCCTTGCCCTCCGCTTCTGGAGGGGGGACCGGCTTGACCGGCACGATAGGTTTGTAGTCCGTAAACTCCTTCGCCGGCTTGACAGCAGGCAATCCTGACAACAGACCACTCGACTTCACCGCCGGCGTGTTGAAGCCAAACATGCCGGGGATGGCCCCTAGGGGATCGGCGTACCCGGTCATGGCCTAGGCCGTCACGTTGACCGAAGAGGGACTGATCTGTGACAGCGCCAGGTTCTTGCTCAGGGCCGCTAGGGCCGTGTTCAACTCGTTGTCCGCCTCAAGCTGCAACTTGGCCACACCCAGATCGGCCTGGCTGATCGTCTGGGCCGCATTGGTCACGGCGTTGGCTGCATTGGTGACGCCGCCGGCCGCCCCTGTCTCGGTGCTCACCGCCTGGTTGAGGCCCTGAATACCGTTCAAGATAGAGGTTACGCCGGCCAAGGCATTGCCACTCGCCGTGCCGGACCCCTGCGCTTCCTGGATGCCCTGGGTGACCAGACTACTCAAGATGCCCGGTATCTGAGCGATGATGTTCCCGCTCACCGCCCCGACATCGGCACCTTCGGTCGAGGACCCCGACAGCCCTAGGTTTGCATACCTGTTCGTGACGCCTCCCCGGGCCGTGCTAAGCGCCGCCCGAATGGAGTCGGCGATGCCAGGCGGCAACTGCCCGGTTGTCTCTGCCGACAACAGCGGTATGGCGGCCTGACCCTCCCGCGCCGATAGATCGCTCTGTTGCTGAATGATCGGCGACGCACTCTGGATCGCCGTCGCCAGCCCGGTCTGCGCCGCCGGGATCAGCTGCTGGGCCGCCGTCTGGAAGCTCTGGTTGGCCGGTCCTTGTGCCGCGAAAGCATTGGCCCCGGCCTGCGTCGGCGCATTGGTCGCCTGCCCAGGCACCGTCGGCTTGTTGAGGAAGTTCATCCCCAGCCCGCCGACTAGGCCAGCCAAAGACAACAGCCCCTGGTTCTCGTTGGCCCAAGCCTTGAGGTTGCCGAACAACCCCTTGTCCGCTCCTGCCTCGTCGGCCGTCACACTGCTTGACAAATCCGTCCCGCTTACGGTGCCCTTGGTTGCCCCCGGGAAGAACTCCCCACCACTCGTGCCTGCGGCACTCGTGGTCGGCGTCGCTGTTGGTGTAGGTGTGGCCGGGGGCGTCGTTGTAGGTGGTGTCAAGGTCGAGGTGTTGACTGGGCCGGTTGCGGTCGTCGTGGTAGGTGGAGTCGTCGGCGGCGGGGCAGCGGTCGTGCCTGCGGTCGACCCTGACACATCGGTAGTGGTGTCCAGCCCCAAGCCGCTGGGGGTCTGAAGCTCAATGGGAGCGCCACCCGGAGCAGGCGGGGCCGTTGCCGCCCCACCCGTCACCAGGTTGCTGGTCGCCCCTGGGGTCGCAGCCGGAGCCGCCGCCGTCCCGGCTCCTGCTGTGGTCCCCGTCCCCTCCGGTGTGGCAATCGTCGGCGTGTTGATGGCCGGCACTCTACCCAATCCCGGCAGGGTGACCATGGGTTGCTCAGCCGCCGCTGCCGTCCCGATGGGGTTGATCGCACTGAGTATCCCACTTGGGCTTGGCAAGGGGATACCAAAGAGGCTCGGTCCGGCCCCACCCGCTGCTGCTTCGGGGGCAGCCGCCGCGACATTGACATCCGGCAGGGCAATCCCCGTTGCCGTCGCATCCGTCGCCGGTAGATAGCCAAAGGCCTGGAGGAACTGTGCCGCCTCAGCCGGGGTAGCAAAGCTACCCGACGCGAACGCCTCGCCGATCAACTGCGGCGCGAACTGCTCCCCCACCGCTGCTGTCTCGGCTCCCAGCTGACCGGACCCCAGCACCTCCCCCAGTGCCTGCGTCTGACCCAGCTCTCCTGCCCCGCCCGGCTCTTGCAGCAACCCTGCGGCCCTGCTCAGGTTAGGCTGGATTTTACCGGCGATCTCCTCAGGACTCATAGTAAAGCTGGCGTCGGCCCCCAAGCCGGCCACATCACCGACGCCACTAGCGGCTCCAAAGATACCCGGTATGGCTCCGCCAAGCGCCAACCCCCCCGCGCCTAGCCCCGCCGCGATGTCGCCTAACCCAAAAGTAGCGGCCCCGATAGCTTCTGGTGCAATCGCGCTGACGGCCACCTCCGGCAGGATAACCTCCGGCAGGATGGCGGCCGAAAAGATGTGACACCGAAAATGTGCGTCGGGATCAGTCCACGGAAAGCTTTTCATCCGAGGCTTCCCCTATCAAGCGAGTGTAGTTGACCTCACTAATCCTATAGCCCAAAAGCGTGAGGAAGGCATCCGCCGCATTGGCTTCCGTCTTCACCCGGATGTTGATGATCTGCGCGCCATACCGCTCTACGGCGTATCGCTCGACAAAACGGATCAGCGTCCGTGCATGTCCACGATACTCGGGCCGCATGTAATAGACAAGTGCACCAAGGGTGACAACCCGCTCTTCCGGTTTCATCAGACTGTTTCGGTGCAAGTCTCGCCCGAGAACACCTATGAAATATCCTGCAAATCCCCCTGCTTCATTACTTGCCATCACCGTCAACAGGCGGCCCGCTGCGGCGAGCATCCGGTACTCTTCATAATGTATACATCGGGTGAACTGGTCGCGGTAACTGCCGACCTCTTGCCAATGAGCGTCCAGCACTCCCGCGATCTCAGGGAGCGCCTCGTCGAATGTCGTGACCCTACAGCGGATCATCGGGGAAGACATCGATGATCAGGTGCACCCGGCCCTCTGCCCCATCATTGCCCGCCGAGTGCTCAGTGTGCTTGTCAAAGGCTCCGATCATCCCCGCCGGCAGATGGCAGCGCCGCTCTCCCCAAGCGAGCCACGCCCCAGGGTTGGTCAGCAGCGCCAAGTGGTAACGCTCGGTCGCCTCAGCGTAAGCCCCAATATCAATGTGGGGTGTCACCCGGCCACCAGGAGCCAGACGCACCAGCATCGCCCGGCCCGGCTGGCCCTCGGCTCGCAAGGCAATAACTGCAACAGCCTCGGCCAACACACCTTGACAATGACGCGTGCCTACCACTTCAAGTTGGTGCAGCACATCCCGTGGCCGGTCACCCGGTTGCCGCCTCAAGAAGATCGTCTCGCTGTCCCGGTGCGGCGTGTAAGGCAACCTTTGTCGCCATTGCTCCTCCTGCCACACTTCCTCCAGCTTGGGCAGCGCACCCAGGATCGCCTTGATGTCATAGTGGAAGCCACGCATCACCGCAGACCAGGCATAAAGAGGACAATCGTGATCAGCAGCGCGGCGATCCAAGCAAACCAGCTTGAGGCCCAAGTAAACGTTGCCACCTGTGGAATAGGAAGCAGGGCCAGGAACCACAAGAACAGATCGACCACCAACAGTATCTCGACAACCATCTCACCCTCCGACGAGGACGCCCTGTGCCGCAAACACTTGGTAGACGCTGGTGTGCTCCGAATAGTTGACGCCGACAAAGGCGTCGAGGTTTTCTTTGTTGGTGAAGTCGTACTTGGTCAGGTCGTCGCCGGTCAGGCCAAAGGCGGCGTTCATCGCATTGTGTTTCTGCTGGTGATTAATCAACCAAAAGAAGGCGTTGTCGAGCGCCGGCAAAGGATCGAGCGGGATCGTCGGCTGCGGGAAACCGGCAGCGGCAAGCGCCGCGTCGATGTCGTCATGGTCACGAGCATGAGCGAACGACCACGCCGACAGTTGCTGCGGCGTATTACCTGCTGATAGAATGCCAACCAGCGTCATGGGGAGCGCAGGCCCTGTGCGCTTTGGTAGCCCCGGGGGAACATCCCGTCCCCCCGGGGTTCTTTGCCTGTGCTCAGTTCAACCAAGCGCGGATGCGGCGGCCCTTGTACGCGAACACTGTCGTGTTCCTCACTACGGACCTGCGGCACAGGACTCCACAGTGAGACGCGGCGCTCCCGTCGCCATAGGCAGTGGGCGGCTCTCGCCACCTCGGGTTGGCACCCTCCTCGGGGTGGTCGGACGGGACAGCCCCGCGAAGAGCGGACGTACCGGGCCTCGTTCAGTCCCGGTCCCAAGCCGCGTACCCGTCCGTACACGTTAGAGAGCGCAAGGTTCATCAACAACTTACAGCTTGTCGAGCAAGTTGGCAAGTTCGTCCCGCCGCTCCCTGATGTAGGTCCTGACCGCTGCCATCTTCTCCGGGTCCTCCCGGATAGCGGCGGCCTCGGTCAACACCCGCGTCCACTGCTCGATATGGAAGCGGTGCATCTCTGCTTCGGGCACGGCCGTCGGCTGAAGTTGGGCCGCCCCGTTTGCTTCACATTCTCCCATCAGAAGCCTCCTCCCCGGCTCTCGCCCGAACGGTTGGTGTTGGCCACCGGCCGCTCGATGGTCTTGGTCCCCACTTGTGTAGTATCCATGCAGCCTCTTCCGAGAAAGCCATTTGCGAAAGGAGATTGCGACCCTTGCTCGTAGGTCTTCCCATTGGGCGTCACGTTGCACACATGGCCCTGCGGCCACTGAGCCTCGTCGGGCTTGTTCCACCTCGGCATCATCTCCTCCTCTTAAACCAACTCTTCAGCCACTCCCACCAGGTCATCCGCTGGGGGCTGAGGACCTTGACCAGGACGGGTGCCCACCCCGCCAATATCTCCAGCAGATCGATCCCCATGATCTGGCCCAGCTCGATCAGCTTGTCGGGGTCGTAGCCGGCCTCACGCAGCTTCCACCCCAATTCGATAGGGGTGATGCGGTCGGGGTCGTAGACCTGGACGGCCATCAGGCCATCCCTGTCTTAACGGCCAGCCACTCCGGGACGCGCATCGTGCCGGCCTCATCCCACTCGCACCGGCTCTTAGGTAGCCAGACTGCCCGGCGGCCGTCGGCGAATTTCCAGGCAAGCTCCGTCTCGGCAAGGACCTCGCCGTGGAACTCGTGCATCTCGTCATCATCAGAAGGCTGGGGCATCGGGGAGCCAAGCAAGAGCCATGTAATTGATATTATTCGCCGCCACCATCGAGGTCAATGTCCAGCCCAGATAGTGCCCCCAGGTGCCGTTGGCGTCTTGGTACTGGACCGCGAAGCTTCTCCCATAGGCACCGGGCGGGTTAGGCATAATGACGCCTGGGTTGGGATAGCCTAGTGGCCCCAGCGGCACATCCCCGAACTCCGAGTGGATCGTCAGCTCGTAGCTCATCGGCTGCTCAGCCGTCAGATAAAACCGCATGGCCCGCTTGGCCTTCAGGGCCGACGTAGCCCCGTAGAACTTGCTGATCATGGTCTTCTGCAAGGTCACGCTCGGCCGGCTGAACATCTCCCAGATATGTTGGTGGTCGGCCCCATAACCAATAAACTGGCCGCCGACACCAACAGTGGCCAGGTAGAGCATCAGCTGTTCCTGGGTAGCACTAAACCACTTGAACCCGTCCCACAGCAGCAGCAGGTTGCGGACCAGGTTCTTATAGGGATCAATTACCTGCATCGATATACAATAACATTTGATGCCAAAGAGGTGCACCGTGCAGGCCGTCGGCAGGATGCCCGACTGGTCCGGCAGGTTATTGAAGAGGTCGTCAAGGTCGGTGCTGATCTTTCTTATCGAGGACCCGTAAAGGCCGTAGATGCCAGTCGGGTTGGCGAAGATGATCGCCTCGCCAAAGTTCTGGATGGTCTGCGGCCAAATACAGCCTACCTGCGGGTCCACATTGGTGACCGTGAAGGTGGTGCTGGTCACGCCCGGCGAAGTGCTTGTCGCCCCCACGGTTGTCGTGGTCGGGTTGCTGATGGCATTCACCGAACTATCGCCGAACTCGTAGAGGAACCCCGACGACTGGGCCAGCCCCAGCAGGTGGTAGATCAGGAAGTTGTCGTTGTTCTCGCTTATGATACCACCGGCGGCCGCCGAGAAGTCGGACACGCTACCACCAGCCGTCGTATAGCGGAAGGTGTTGTTGACCATCCACACCCGGTTCTTGAACACTTGGATGGCAGCGCCGCTGACCGGGTGGGCACCGCCCTGCGGCATCAGGTCGACGGTCGCCGTGGCTACGTTGGGGTTGCCGCCGACAAAGGTCACCACCGCATCGTGGTAGTCCTGCCCGGGATTGATCACCGTCACGCTGGTGACGACGCCGGCCCCCATGTTGGCCGTCGCCACCGCCCCGAAGCCAAACCCGAACGGGTCGGTGATCTGTACTGTGGGAGTGCTGGTGTAGCCGGCCCCTCCATCGGTCACCGCTATCGAGTTGATCCCGTTGAGGCTGACGACCGCAATACCTGTAGCCGTGTTGCCGCCACCGGCCGGAGCACCGAACGTCACCGTCGGTGCACTCGTGTAGCCCAAGCCCGGAGTCACGATGCTAACCTGGGTAATGCTGTTGGCGGCCCCTGCCGCTACGGCTGTCGCCCCCGAACCTCCCCCTCCCGAGAAGGTCACCGTCGGCTGATTGGTGTAGCCCGTCCCTCCATCCACTATCTGTACGCTGATCACGCCGCCGCCGCCGATGGTCGCTGTGCCTGTCGCCAGCCTGTCGGCATTGCCGCCGCCGGTGATCAGCACTTGCAGTGAGCCGCCGTCATGAGGGCCGTAGCCGGTGCCGGGATTGGTGATGGTGATGTTCGTCACCGAGCCGTTGACGATCTGAGATACCGCTGTCGCCCCCGTCCCACTACCCCCCACAATGGTGACCGTCGGCGGAGACGTATAGTTCTGGCCGGCGCTTGTCACCGTCACCTGTGGTGCCAAGCTCCCCGGCCCATAAAGTACACTTCCGTCCCAGATGTGATAGCTGTCGGCGCTCCCGATGCAGAGATACTTGGCACCATAAGTGGCGCTGACCGGCAAGGTCGGGCTCAACGTAAACGTGCCCGGCCCGGCAATCGTCGTCATCGCCCCGCCAGGTATCGCTACCTGGACCGCTGAGCCATCGCTCAGAAAGACACAGAAGAACTCGTTGCCGCCCAGCACAAAGAACTGGTAGGCGGCAATGCTAAGGGGCGCGCTAACATAGATCGGGTTGGAGGCACTGCTGGCCAGGAAGGCCATCTGCCCGTTGCCGATCCACATGACGTTCTCAAGCCACGCGAAGTCGGCATCATCGATCGCCGTCGGCGACCCCTTGACCTCCATCCCCTTGAAGGGAAAGGGGCTGAACAGCTCAAGCTCGCCGGGCAGCCCCGTCGCCAGGCCGGCTCCCCTCGCCGCCTGTTGACCCTGGGCCACGGCTCGCTACGCTCGCCGTCTGGCACAGTGATGGCGAGCGCAGCGAGCCATCAGGCCATGCCAGCTGAATTATAGTAGTCCGGTATGATAGTTCTTCCAGAGGCCGTCATCGAGGCAAAGCGCATCCGCATTATGTACTGGGCGTCGAACTGAGGGGCCTTGGCCGCAAGGTCGGGCGTCCCCAGGCAAGCTATCTCGGCCGCCTTATATGCCACCGCAAGGTCGAAGGGCCGAGGGATGGCGTCGTATATCTCGTCGTTGAACATGTCCAGATCGATGGGAGTGCAGGTGCAGTCCAGGTCCATCTGAGCGTTCTGGGCAGGGATGGGCCACAGGTAGAAGCTTCCATTCGTGCCAAGCTGGTAGGGTGACCACACACGGGGGAAGCCCTGTGCAGCGACGTTGTACGACCTGAGGTAGGCCTGGAAGTCGCCCCATGTCATGTACCTCATCATCGGCTTCATCGACCCCCACGACACCGCGCAGTTCTTGATGTTCACGATCTCGTTGAGCCCCGGACTGGCCGCGCTCCCCCGCAGAATAGGGTTCAAGCTCTGGTGTGTGTAGACCTCCTGCCCAAAGATGGCCTGGGCAAAGGGCATCAGTGTAAAGGTGGCCGTCGCCCCGGTCCCGCCTCCCCCGACGAAGTTGATCGCCGGCGTATTGAAGGTCGAGTAGCCGTCGCCTGGTGTTAAAAGCTGGATAAACGTAACTTGCCCCCCACCTATGAAAGCCTGGGCGGTGGCAGCCGTGCCCAGCTGTGGAGGCGAGACAACAACCTGCGGGACACTTGTGTAGCCAGAGCCGCCGCTCACCATGGTCAGATCACTGATCCCCGCCGTGCTGGGCACCAACCCTCGGCAGCACTCGCCCTCCAGGGCCACAAAGACCCTGGCCTCGTTGACATACTGGACCAGATCATCGATGTTGAAGCGCTGAAAGGTCTGGTCAGTCAGCACCCTCTGGAGCCGCTGGAGGTACTCACTCAGCCGCATCAACCACCACCCTGCTGCTGACCTTGAGCAGGGGTCGGCCCCGCCCCAGCACCCCTCTGAGGCGGGGCCTGCCCTGGCAGCCGACGCGCACCAAACCCGCCAGGGTAGGCATCCTGCTCCGGTAGCGGCGTGACGATGCCGCGCGCCCGGGTCATGAACAGCTCGTAGGCTTGCAACGCCTGCTGGGCCAGCTCGTTGAGCCGGGCATCCATAAAGCCCAGGTACAACCCGTAGAGGGGGACGGCATTGTTAAAGGGCGCGGGTATCGCCTCGGGATCGCTCTCCACCTCCAGATCGATTGGCCCCCAAGTCCCGTCCACGATCAGCAGGTAGGCAGCATTCGGCGGGTTAGTAAAGAAACTCCCGACGGCCACCGGCCCCCCCGACGCACCACCCTGCGGCAAGGTCGGCGACCCCATCCCAAAGGGTGCCCAGACCCTCGGCGGCCCCGGGCTTCTCTGCGCCATCCCCAGCTCGTAGAAGTTGAACCAGTCCCAGTTCCTCTTAACAAGGGTGACCAGCGGTGTCCTCCCATCCGCCAGGACAAGGCCGGGGTCATACTGGAGCGTCCTGGGGGTGATAAGGCTGGCGATGCCCGCCGGCACCGCCGGCACCACCACGCTGTCATGCAGGATGGCCGTCTGGTTGGGGACAGTCTGAACAGCGCCAAGGCCCCGGATGCTCTCGCTCTCCAGAGCAACCTGCTGTCTCGCCTCGTTGATGAAGCCGGTCAGGACCGACTGCGGATACGCTAAGCCGGCCTGGTCGTGCAGGAGTATCTGTAGCGCATTAAGGTAGGCATTGATGGCCATGGCTCGCTTCGCTCGCCATCGCTATCACCGGGATGATCCGAGCGCAGCGAGGATCATGAGTAATTGCCTGTGCCGATGCTGAGCAGGTTCGCCGTCGTCGGCGACGTGATCTGCACAAGGAAGTCCCGAGTGGTATTGCTGGGCGCGGTGAGGAGGCCGCCGCTAAATGTCCAGCCGCCGGCCGCCGGTGCCACTATGGTAACCGTCTGCGTGGTGCCGACGTTGACAACCCGTAGCATGTACTGCCAGAAGACAATGTCCTGCTGGGCATAAGGGGCCGACTGCGCCGCCACGATAGATGCCACGCTTGGCAGTGTGTAGGTGAACACCCCCACCTGCGCGCCCGTCAGCAACAGGATTTGGATGGCGGCTCCGTTGATCGGGCTGCCGGCGACATCCGATGGGACCCCGACGATGTTCCCCACCGTCGGGTTGACGTTGGATACGGCAAGCGCCCCAAAGAGGGGGCCGGTGAAGACCCCCTCGGTAAAGGCCAGCGTCCCGCTGATCCCAGGCGTTCTCATCGGATCAACCCGTCATGGACTGAATGTAGATGATGTCGAGGTTGCCGCCGACGGTCGCGGCGACAGTCGCGCCGGTCGTCTCTGTGCCGGACCCCGACAGGATCGCCAGGTTGGGGATGGCCGAGAAGCCGATGCCCCAGTCCTCAACGGCGAGCGGCGGCGTCGTGCCGCTTGGCACGATAGCTCCGCCTGACAGCGCCGGCACGATCTTGGCCTGCCGAGGCAGGATCAGACCTTGCTCGATACTCGGGTTCACATGGATTGGCGTGGCAGCCACGATGCCGCCGGTGGAGATAAGGGCAGTGCCCGCCGGGACGCCGGTGCCGCCAGACGATACAGTGTAGCCGGTGACGGAGAAGTTCATCACCGCCGTGGCCGCAGCCGCCGTGCCGCCACCGCCAGCAAACGCCAACGTCGGCACCGCCGTCTGTGGCAGGCCAGGGTTGGTCATGACGACGGCCGCAATCGTGCCGGCCCCCGTCAGGCTCAACGTCATCGAGTTAAGCGTGTTCTGGACCGACGCGCCGGCCCCATTGATGGCCGATCCGGTGTCGTTGGGGTCGGTCACGAAGGTGGCAAGCGGAGGACTCGTGTAGCCGGCACCTTGGTTGTCGACAACGATGGTGTTAACCACGCCTCCCGACAACGTTGTGTGGGCGGTCGCTTGCACTCCACCCGGAGGCGGAGCACTGACCAGCAACCTCGGAGGAATGGTGTAGCCGGAGCCTGGGTTCGCCGGCAGCGCCTGGACCGTATTCACCAAGCCGCCGACAATCGCGCTGAACTGAGCGCCGCCCGCACTCGCGGTCACAAGTGGCGGGCTGGTATACCCACTTCCAGCAGCGGTCACCAACGCCCCTAGGACACACCCGCTCAGGTTGGCGACCCGCAGGTTGACGCCGTCGCTCTCGACATAGATCCAACCGTTCCAGGGCCGGGGACAGGTCTTCCACTCGCCCGTCGGCCCAGCATTCGACGCGGTGTTCACATTCCACACCGGGTCGAAATACTGGACGAAGCTGTACTGCCCCAGATGGACGGCAGTGGCACCCGCCGGCAGAAC